CCATGCTTTATACATTTATTGTACGGAAGGTTTAATTGCTTGCTACAATTATCCTAAATCAGATGAGAGTTATGGAACATATAGTAAACCTAAATTTAAAGATGAAGAAGTAGATGGATATGCTTGTCCTCAGTGTGGGGCTAAAATTCCTGATGAGATGATGCCTCAGCCTACAGCTGATAAAACTGATGCAACTAATCAAGTTGATCAAACTGAAGAAACTGATGAAATTGGAGAGTTTGATCCTCACGATGAAGATGAATCTAAAGAATGTCTTGAGTGTGGAGCACCAATAGATCCAACCCTGCAAAAGACAAAGTTAAAGGTTCGTCGTTTAGTAGGAATATCTGATGAACCTAAATCTCGTGTATGTCTTGAAGTATATGGTGGATTATATGTTAAGGTTGCAAACTATGCCAAATGCCAAGATGATACTCCATATTTAATCTTCTCTCATGAAACTCATTATGCTAATGCATTAGAATGTTATCCTGATCTCCGAGATAAAATACCTCACGGTGGTTGGTCTAATACTGGTGTCAATGATCCATACGAACAGTATGGACGATTAAATACACAATATCGCGGTGAATTTCCATTAGAGAATGTAACTGTTAAGAGTTGTTGGCTTCGCTGTGCAGCATTTAACATTCTTCCGGAGGAAGATTATAAGAAGTTAAAGAAGAAATTTCCTAATGGTGCTAGATTTGTTATGGTTAATGATGTTCCCGCTGAATATGAAGACGAATCTCTAGATGATCATTGGACATTAACTCAGAATCCAATGTCGGATTATCTAAATCATGATCCTCTCGGAGAGTTGTTAACTAATATTCAGGATATTATTAATGATCTGATTTCTCTGACATTACAGACTATTGAACATGGAATTTCTCAGACATGGGTTGATCCATCTGTTGTTAATCTTAATGCACAACGACAGATAGAAGCTATGCCAGGAACTATAACTGCTACAAAACCCGTAGCTGGTAGTAAGAATATTAGTGAAGCATTTCATACTTCACAAACAGCAAGTTTGTCGCCCGAAATATTTAATTTCTTCAGAATCGTTCAGGAATTAGGCCAGTTTGTTTCTGGCGCTTTGCCATCACTTTTTGGAGGCAATCAGACTTCTGGTAGTTCTAGAACGGCATCTGAATATGCTATGTCTAAAGGGATGGCAATGCAGAGATTGCAAACTCCCTTTAGAATGCTAACTATTTGGTGGAAGAGAATCTTCTCCAAAGTTATTCCTATGTATATGAAGAATATGGTTGATGATGAAAGAATTGTTGTAAAGAATGATTCGGGTAAGTTTATAAATGTATTTATCCGTAAAGCCGAGATGGATGGTAAGATAGGTTCTATAGAACTTGAACCAGATGATAAACTTCCAATAACTGATGAACAGCAGGCAGATATGATAATGCAGTTAATGAATTTGAATAACCAAGAGATTATGGCAGCATTAATGGACCCGGAGAATCTGCCATACATTGCTAAAGTTATTAAAATTCCTGGTTTTCATATTCCTGGTAGCGATGATAGAGAAAAGCAGAATGAGGAAATCGATGAACTTGTTAACTCTGTTCCCATTCCTCCTGACCCTCAGTCTATGCAGTTATTTCAGCAAGCTACTGAAGCTCAACAACTCTTAACAGTTACATTCTCTAATGGAAATTCACCACGATATTGTGTATTTAGCCGTCCATACTGCTCATATGGATCATTGACACCAGTATTAGACCAGCCGCCGTGAGGTATTTTATCTCGGAGATCAGGATAGCATTCTAATGCATTAGCATAATGAGTTTCATGGGAGAAGATTAAATATGGAGTATCATCTTGACATTTAGCATAGTTTGCAACCTTAACATACAAACCACCATAAACTTCAAGACATACACGAGATTTAGGTTCATCAGATATTCCTACTAAACGACGAACCTTTAGTTTAGTCTTTTGCAGAGTTGGATCTATTGGTGCTCCGCATTCAATATATTAAATGAAGAAGATTATAAGAAGTTAAAGAAGAAATTTCCTAATGGTGCTAGATTTGTTATGGTTAATGATGTTCCCGCTGAATATGAAGATGAATCTCTAGATGATCATTGGACATTAACTCAGAATCCGATGTCGGATTATCTGAATCATGATCCTCTTGGTGAACTATTAACTAATATTCAGGATATTATTAATGATTTAATTTCTTTAACATTACAGACTATCGAGCATGGAATTTCTCAGACATGGGTTGATCCATCTGTTGTTAATCTTAATGCACAACGACAGATAGAAGCTATGCCAGGAACTATAACTGCCACTAAGCCTGTAGCTGGTAGTAAGAATATTAGTGAAGCATTTCATACTTCACAGACAGCAAGTTTATCGCCCGAGATATTTAATTTCTTCAGAATCGTTCAGGAATTAGGTCAGTTCGTTTCTGGTGCTCTTCCAAGTTTATTCGGAGGCAATCAGACTTCTGGTAGTTCTAGAACAGCATCTGAGTATGCTATGTCTAAAGGGATGGCAATGCAGAGATTGCAAACTCCTTTTAGGATGCTAACTATTTGGTGGAAGAGAATCTTCTCCAAAGTTATTCCGATGTATATGAAGAATATGGTTGATGATGAAAGAATTGTTGTAAAGAATGATTCAGGTAAGTTTATAAATGTATTCATCCGTAAAGCTGAGATGGATGGTAAGATAGGTTCTATAGAGCTTGAACCAGATGATAAACTTCCAATAACTGATGAACAGCAAGCTGATATGATAATGCAATTAATGAATTTGAATAACCAAGAGATTATGGCAGCATTAATGGACCCGGAAAATCTGCCATATATTGCTAAAGTTATTAAAATTCCAGGTTTCCATATTCCTGGTAGTGATGACAGAGAAAAGCAGAACGAGGAAATTGATGAACTTGTTAACTCTGTTCCCATTCCTCCTGACCCTCAGTCTATGCAGTTATTTCAGCAAGCTACTGAAGCTCAACAACAGAATCCTAATCACAATACACCTCCGCCGCAACAGCCTCAAGAGATGCCATCTGTAGAAATTGATCCTGATGTAGATAATCATCAGATTGAAGCTGCTATCTGTAAAGAATGGGCAGTATCAGCAGCCGGTCGCTTAGCTAAGAAAGAGAATCCTGATGGATATAAGAATGTATTATTACATATGAAGGCTCATTTAGCTATTGTACAACAGCAACAGCAAGCTCAGCAACTTCATGATGATCAGCTAGCATTAGCTGGTGTTCATGGAAAATCAAACACTTCAGACTCGCCACAAGGTTTAGCAAATAAGCCTGGAGCATCTGCTCCTGAGAAACCTAAGCAGGCTGAAAAAGTAACTGGAGAGAACAGTGCCCGAAATCCCGTCGAGTAATAATGATTCCATAGTAAAGGTTCCGACGCCGAAAACGGCTGATGATATTAATGACCTTTTTAAGGAGATAGATAAAGAAGTTCCTCAGGAAAAGAAAGAAGTTAAAACTAAGTCTGAACCTGAAGCTGAATCTGAGCCAGAACCTGATGAAGAAGAAGAGTTAGATTTAATTGAGCCTGATGAAGATATTGAAAAGCTAGATTTAGCTAAATCAGAAGATGATATTGATATTGAGGCTCCGCCACGTAAAAAAGAAATATTAAAGGATTTTCCAGAATTATTTAAGAAATTTCCATTTTTAGAAAAGATGATGTATCGTGATAGAGAATATACTCAACTATTCGGATCATTTGATGATGCTAAAGCGATTGCAGAGAAGTCAGAGGCATTTAATAATTTCGAGAGTCAGCTTTTATCAGGCAATACTGAAGAGATTCTAAAAGAAGTTAAATCTACTGATCAGAAAGCATTTGATACTATTGTAGATGATTATCTTCCAACTCTAGCTAAAGTTGATAAAGATGCTTACTTTCATGTGGTTGGTAACTTAAATAAGCGTCTTATTATGGAAATGGTACAAGAAGCTAACGATACAAACAATGACGATCTCAAACAGGCAGCATTGCTTGTTAATCAGTTTATTTTTGGCAGTTCTAAATTCACACCTCCTACACTTCGTGTAGAAAAAAAGGGTGAAGATCCTGCTAAACAGGAAGTCGAAGCTGAACGACTTGAATTTGTCAAAGAACGATTTGAAACATCTCGTGATGATCTACAGACTCGTGTAGACAATACATTACGAGCGACTATAACTGATTATATTGATCCTAAAGGAAATATGAGCAGTTATGAAAAGAAGAATGCTGTTATTAGTGCGATGCAGATTTTATCATCCTCTATCGCTTCTGATACTGGAACAGTAAAGAATCTTGATAAGCTTTGGCGTTCAGCATTTGAAAATAAGTTTTCTAAGGACTCCTTAACTAAGATACAAGCATTCTATTTATCTAAAGCTAAAGGTAATCTTAAGAACGCAATTATGAAGGCTAGAGCAGAAGTTCTTAAGGATTCCTCTCGCACTCCGCGCGAAAAGCAAGAAGATATAGAAGATGAAACTGAGGCAAAGCCTCAAACTCGTCGAAACATTCCAACTGGCAGACCTAGCCAATCAAAGGGTAAAAATGTTCAACAGAGAGGTGAATCAGTAGCAGATTTCTTTGCAAGGGATTGAGGTTAGATTATGCCAGGTGCAGTTGTTGAATCAGTAGTTGCTGGAACAGAACTTGAAAAGGTTCTTCCCAAAGTTACTACTGTCTTTGAAAGCGACGATACTTTCTTCGGTAACATTAAGAAACGTGACGTAGAAGTAGTCTCGTATCGTGAGATGCGAGCACCTATGGAATTACGTCCGGGTGGTAGATTCCAGTATTTTAATCCTGATGGTGGAGATATGGGACGAGGCGGCGGTCCTACTTGGGACAAGGCCGTTCTCCGACCTGTTTTTCTCTCAGAGAATATTGAATATACGAAGTTAACCCAGTGGAGCACTGATGACCGTCGTAAGTCTGTTATTAATGCTGTTCGCCGCTTAACTGCTGGTGCAACGGTTGAAATAAAGAGACAGCTTGATGCTCAGTTACAGGGAACTGGAACTGGTCAAGTAGGACTCATTAGTGTTGTTTCAACTAGTGGTGGTGTTGATACTTATACGTTAGATAGTGAATTTGGCGCCCGATTAGTTCGATATGATCAGGTTGTTCAGGTTTATGATGCTACTTTAGCTACATTCCGCGGTAAGGGCGTTATTACGTTATGGGACGTTGAAAACAAGCAGGTTCAGGTTACTCCTGCTGTTCCTGGTGCCGTTGCTACGGACGTATTAATTGCTGATGGATTATCTAATCCTACTGCTTTACCTGGTCTATATGGTGTTCCTTATCATCACAGTAATGCTAGTACTGGTTCATGGTTAGGTTATGATCGAGCAACTACTCCAGAAATTCGATCTAATCGAGTTAATGGTGGGAACTCGGCTTTAACTCTTCCATTGCCACGTTTAGCTATTAATAAGATTGGTAATCGCGTTGGTATTGATAATAACTTCGATCCTACTGCTTGGACGCATCCGTGTCAGGCACAGGCTTACGAAGAGATTGGTCAGTTAATTTCTATTATTCATAAGGCACCTAAAGACGAAGCATTGAATCTCTATTTCGGAGATAATATGCAGTTAGCCGGTGCTCCTATTAAACAGCATTTTAATTGGTCTAAGAAGCGTATTGACTTTATTGTCTCTAGTATCTGGGGTAGGGCAGAGATTCTTCCTATTGGATTCTACACATCCGACGGTAGGAAGATATTTGAACTCCGTGGATCTTCTGGAGGCGTTGCTGCTGCTGATATATTCTATATGGTAGTTGGATTTCAGACTTTCGTACTTAATCCGGCTGCTACGGCTTATATTGACGCATTAGCAATCCCTTCTGGATACTAAGGAGATAAAATGAGTGATTTAAACTTTCAGAACCTCTCTTCTGTACAGAGCGATAAACAGCCTAGTCCGCCTACTATTGCATCAGCAACGGTTATTTCTCCTTTAACTAAGTTAACATTCATTACTGGAACTGCACAGGTTGCAACTATTAATCCTCCTGTTAGTGGATATCATGAACTATTTTTGATTTTCACTAATGGTTCACCCGGTGCGACTCTTACTAACGGTAATATTAAGAATGCAGTAACTCCAATACAGAATTTAGTTGTACTTGCTGTTTATGATCCGGCTACTGCTTTATATTGGCTTGTTCCTGGAACATTAACGTAGTACAAGTGGAGTGTCTGCTTCGTAATTCTGCGGGGCAGACACTCACTCTCTTATTAAATAATCAAAACAGAAGTCTGGCAGCCGCAAGGTTGTTGTTTCCGCTAGGAGATGGACGATGATTCAGAACGTTTGGGGACAGCTCAGAAATTTAAATAATAATAATGTTTTAGCTAATCTGATGGCATATGGTATTGGGAAGAGAATTTTCTATGACCCAATAAATGGTAATGATAATAATGATGGAATGGCTCCTACTAATGTGTTAGGTTCTAATAGTGGTGCTCTTGCTACATTACCTGCTGCATATGCTTTAGCTGTTGCTGGTAATAATGATATTATCTTTCAAATGGCTAGTGGAGCTACGGCAGGATCTGCTAGATTATCTGCAGCATTTGTTTGGAGTAAGAATGCTACTCATTTGCTTGGTTATTGTTCTCCAACATTATTTAGTCAGAGAGCTAGGATTGCTCCACCTGCTGTACATGCTGCCGTAGCTGGTGATACTCCATTCTTTACTATTTCTGCTAGTGGATGTATATTCCAGAATATCGAATGGTGGTCTGGATTTTCTACTGGTCAGGCTGCACAAATCGGTGTGCTAGTTACTGGAGATCAAAATTACTTTAAGAATTGTCATATCGCTGGTATTTCTGATGCTGTTAGTGCTGGTGATGCAGGAAGTCGTAGTCTTAAATTCTCTTCTTCCGATGAAAACTTATTTGAGGATTGCGTTATCGGAGTTGATACTGTCTCTCGTGGTGCTGTTGCTAATGCATCGATCGAATTTGCTAGCGGTTCAGCTAGGAATCATTTTCGCCGATGTGTTCTACCATTCTTCACAACTAATGCTGCTCCACTAGGCATCCTCGGAACTGGTGCTGCATGTTGTGATAGATTTAACGTATTTGATATGTGCTCATTCTTAAATGCTATTAAATCATCCTCTGTGCAGATGACTGCTTTGTTATCATTTACATCAGCCGCTCCTGGTGGAGCAATTATATTCAGAAATTGTTCTATGATTGGTGTTACTAAATTCGGTGATACCAATGGATTAGCTAATTCCTATGTTGATATGGCTGCTGTATCTGGTTCTGCTGGTGGTTTGATGGTCGTTCCATCATAATAAACTAGGGTTGAGCTGCTCTTATGCTGGGGAATATTCTGCATTGGCCAACTACAATCCTGTAGGGCAGAATAGGGATAAGGGCAGCTCATTTTCAAGGAGATTTTAAATGGAAAACAATCCATTTGCAAAAAGTTCTGATGTTAATACCGTAGTATTTCAGGAACCTAGAGTCGAAAATGTTGTAAAGCTTCCATTGGCACCTTTAGGAGAAGCTCCTTCTATTACTAAGGCATTAGAAGAATTTAAATTAGCAGTAAATAAGTTAGCAGTTCCTACTGAAGCTGAGATAGCTGAATCCGAGCGTAAGATGATTCTTATGGGATATGGTAGTGATGAAGGTAATATTCCTAAGAGCCATCATTATTGGAGTATCAAACCCTAATGGAACTCAGAGAGAGCATCGAGAGCATAAATGATAAACTTCTTAATGAGTTTGGTATTGAACTCAGTTGCGGTAATCAGCCTCGATTTCGAGTTGTGTTCTCAGAAGATCAGTACGAAAAGAGATTAACTGAATTTACTGATGAAGGTTTTCAGCTCTTATATCCAGAAGTTCGGCTCCTGCCTAAATACAAGCAGTGGATTAAGATGAAATATATCTTAGAACGATTAATTCCAATTCAGGGAGAGAGCGATTTAGTCACTAAAGTCTCTTATGAGCCGGCGTGGGTTTTTCAGGATAAGAATGGTAATTATCTCCCTCCATTCTTTGAAGGATGCAAGCATGTGATTGAATCTATGTATACTATGATGAATAAGGCAAATACATTTACACGATACAAAGATAAGAATGTTTCTCCTGAAGAAAGAGCATTAGCATTAAAGAAGGTTGAAGATGAGCTATTTGGTAATGAAACTAATATGACTGATGATCTTCATACCGGCGCCGGAATCACAGTTCCACAAGACACAACTATAAACTGAAGTGAGAGCTTCAGTAGGAACTGCTAACTTATTTACTGCTAATTTAAATTCTTCTAATGCCTTAGTAATAGAAGGAGCTTCTCCTAAAGGTGCCAATGGAAGCTTTACAACATTTTCGACTCTAGGTTCCTGAAATACTACGGTATTAACATCAGAACTTTTTGCAAATGGATTGTTTTCCATTTAAAATCTCCTTGAAAATGAGCTGCCCTTATCCCTATTCTGCCCTACAGGATTGTAGTTGGCCAATGCAGAATATTCCCCAGCATAAGAGCAGCTCAACCCTAGTTTATTATGATGGAACGACCATCAAACCACCAGCAGAACCAGATACAGCAGCCATATCAACATAGGAATTAGCTAATCCATTGGTATCACCGAATTTAGTAACACCAATCATAGAACAATTTCTGAATATAATTGCTCCACCAGGAGCGGCTGATGTAAATGATAACAAAGCAGTCATCTGCACAGAGGATGATTTAATAGCATTTAAGAATGAGCACATATCAAATACGTTAAATCTATCACAACATGCAGCACCAGTTCCGAGGATGCCTAGTGGAGCAGCATTAGTTGTGAAGAATGGTAGAACACATCGGCGAAAATGATTCCTAGCTGAACCGCTAGCAAATTCGATCGATGCATTAGCAACAGCACCACGAGAGACAGTATCAACTCCGATAACGCAATCCTCAAATAAGTTTTCATCGGAAGAAGAGAAGATGCCTGAAGAAGTTGGAAAGCCGTTAATGGTTCCGGGTGGTCAGATTGAGCTTACTAATTATATAAGCGGTCGAAGGCTTATACGATCAGTTAAGAATCCAATGGATCGCTGTACGATAGTTAGCATATTCCCTAAAGAGATTGAAGAAACCAAGCATACGATTGAACCCGGTAAGTTCAAAATTCCTGCTGGAACCTTTGAAAATCCGGCAATTCTAGTCGTTGGTTCTAGTTCGTGGTGGAAAGACATCGACGTAGACCAGCCGATGCTGGAGATTCCAGTTAGCTCTATACAAATAGCTGAATCAGTCATTAAAGACTATGCAAATGGAATGCTTGGCTTTTCTGGTGATGCAATGCCGGGATTGTTTTTTGTACTAGGAGAACATACTGCTGCAGAAATTAAATTAAAATATAAAGCAAAACTAGAAGAAACTAAATTAAAGCAAGATCGATGGTATATGATATTAGTAAAATTAGCAGACTCTCTTTGGGCTCGAACTGGTCAAAATCCATTAGCAATTTGGGATGAAATGAGATTAGCAGCTAGATCGCTCAATTTAAATGATAAGCCCTGGCTAAAAGATTACTATGTAATGGAAAAAGTTCCATGTAAAGCATGTGGAACTCTTAAAAATCCAGATTATCCAGTATGTCAGGTTTGTAAGGCTGTTGATTTATCTCATCCAGCTGCAAAAGAATTGAAGTTTTCTGTATAAATGGCTACAATTAGTAATAGAAACGTTCAAGTCGAATTCTCTGGTGATTTATCATTTAGTCTAATACAGTCTGCTGTAGTTAATGCTCTATCACTCGGAATAGTTGAACTCGTTACTTTAGCATCTGGGGCTAATACACTAACGGCTCCTGTAGTTTCTGGTTTGGTAGTGACTGGTCTGACTATTATTCCGCCAGCCGGAAACACAGCTCTTATTACGCTTAAGGGAGTTACTGGTGATACTGGAGTAAAACTTCATCCTACTGATCCTACAAGTATTGGGTTAGATTCTACATTTACTAGTTTAGTGTTAAATGCCGCAAGCGGGATTGTAGGAGTTCGGTTAGTCTGGAGCTGATATGTTAATTGCAGATTTGCTAGAAGAATTGCAGAAGCATGGAGAAGAGAATATAGAATTTGGTTTTATAGATAAGAGTAAAATAGATTCGGATTTAGATATCATAGATGGTTCTACTGAAAAATTACAGATAATGAAGATAGATGGCCGATTTATATTTAAGATTTTAGATGCAAATATGAAGCCTACGAATACGGTTCACATTTCTCTGACTAACTTCAATGCCCAAACCAAGTGAGATTATCTCTGTAGTTGCTTCATTAATGAATGACTCTGCTCAGAGTAATTACACTAATGCTGCTTGTCTGCCCTATCTTAATCTCTCTTTAGATGAGCTGCAAGAGATATTTGAACTTAATGACATTCCTATTACAAGTGAAACCTCAACCGCTATCACCGTTAAGGCCGGAGTGAGTTCTATAGGACTAGATACGACTCCATCACTCCCATCTAATTTTATAGAGCTTAAACAATTATGGGAATCCCAGACTGGACTGGATCAATGGACTCCAGTAGTAAAGAAGGATTTCTTACCACATTACCTTGAAAATAATGTTAGCATTTCTCGATTTCTGATATATGCTTGGGAAAAAGGTCGGATTACATTATTATCAGCAAATCAGGATAATGATCTAAAATTAGATTATCTAGCATCAATG